CTGGAGGCGGAGGAAGAGGTAGTGTTCGATTGACGCAGACGCAGGCAGTGCTTGAGCGTTTGCAACAAGGAACGCTCACGCAACTGCAAGCCTATGCAGAGATTGGTTCAACAAGACTTGCAGCCAGAGTCGAAGAACTAAGGAAACAAGGTCACACCATCGTGACACACACAATCAACCGTAATGGCAAATCCTTTGCCGAATATCAACTAGTGAGGAAATAATGGCTTACGAACAGCAACAAGGCAGTGGCGTACTTTTCACCGTTAAAGAGAAGAAGTCTGACAAAGCACCAGACTGGTCAGGAAGTTTCACCTGCGATCAGGCTTACAAGCCAGGTGATGTGATCAAACTGTCAGCATGGACAAAACGCAGTGCTTATGGCGATCTGATCTCGATCAGGGTGAATAACTTCGTACCAGGTCAGCCTGCAAGGCAAGGCCGTGAGGTGAGCTATCAAGACGATGACAGTGTGCCGTTCTGATGTTATGCCCTAAGTGCGCCGAACGTGGTGAGCACAACGATACGATCATCCTAGAGACTCGCAGGTATGGTGGTAAGAAGCCTGCTAACTCTTGGGTGACACGCAGGCGGCGTTGCGTCGCTTGCTTGTATCGATTCACGACGACAGAAGTCATTAAAGGCGCTAATGACAAGGTATGGGACGCTGCATTGCGGGAGGACATGGCATGACAAAACTGACAGAATCCCACATGAAGGTGCTTAAGTATCTTTCCAAGCGAAAGACTGAAGCCACCTTCAAAGACATTCAACTACAAACCAGGCTTGGCATTCCGACAACCAAGTACGTTATTCGTGCACTGCTTCATGATGGATACATCAAGAAACGATCAGAGAGGCTCAATCGCGTAACGGAACGGTTCTATACCTTTGCCAGCTGGGAGCCAGTACCGAAAGAACCTGTTAAGAACCCTGTCAAGTTCACTAAGACGCGTATTACGATAGAACCTAAGTTCTTCAACAATCCGTTTAGTGTAGGTGCTTCATGAGTGAGATGAGTAGGGAAGAGATGCAGGCCAAGATGGAAACGCTCTATGCGCTTACCAGAGAGTTACGAGCCATGCTGGCAAGAACTGATCACAAACTCAAAGTCAGGGAAATGTTCATCCATGCCTTGCTCGACCCTGATGCTTTTGGCTATGCCGTAGAGAACTCTGTCAGGGAAGAAGCCTGGAAAATCCTACAAGGAGAACGCGATTGAGCAAGCTAGGAAAGACGAGAGGTGCCAGTTACGAGCGAGAGGTCTGTAACGCGCTTACAGAGCGTTTAGGAACCAAGGTGACGCGTGTACTAGGGCAAGCAAGAGATGGCGGCTCAGACATCGATCTAGGCCCGTTTATGATCGAATGCAAGCGTCGTAGGAAGATAGCGCTCTATGAATGGATGGAGCAAGCCAAGGTTTCGTCCAAAGGCGAGAAAGTACCGGTTGTGATTTGCAGGGCTGATGGCAAGGAGAGTCTAGTGATCTTTAGGCTTGACGATGCGATCACGCTCATGCAGAATGAACTTTGAACTCCGCTGAATCTGCCAGTAGGTTAAGCGCTTGAGGCAAGCGAGCAGATAGCCTCACTGTTGTCTCCTCTGAGTTGAGCTCTTCCCGACGAGCTTTTACCGCCTACCCTGGCGGTTTTTTTTCGCAGTCTTTGCGGATTCTCGAAAATTCTTGGCGGTGGGGGAGCCTTTACTACCTGGTTTTCTCATCTTCTCGCCAGAGCCTGCCGCAATGCGAGCACGTTTAGCATGAATGTTTGCGTATAAACCTGGTTTCATCTAACACCTCCAGCGTCTTCGAGCAGCCTTGCCTCTTGGGCCAGACCATGATCGTGAACGAGCACAGAAACTCTTCTTCCTGGCCTTTTCTCTTGGCGTTGAAGGGTTAGGTGCAGGCGCTTGCAGATTGGAGCCTGTAGCCCTGTTATAAGCCTTCCTACCAGCCTCTGTCATGCCACCACCTTCAGCCACTGACTGAAAGTGCCTACCCTTACCACGCGTTGTCTTTGCAATCGGGTTTGCCATGCTCACCTCATCATCAGTGCTTCAGCTTCTCGACGCTTAGTCAGTCCTGGTAGCACCCTGCCTGCAGCCTTGTTCCACTTGCGACACTCCACTGCTGCACCTTCCCAGTCATTGGCATCGATACGTTTCTTGAAGGTCGAGATTCTGTAGTTGCCTAGCCCGCAGTTATACGCCCAACTGATGACTGCAGCAATACGTCTAGGGCTTGCAGAAAGAAGCCTCGGTGAGAGTTTTACCAGCCCGGAAACGAAGTGCCTGACATGTTCCTGAAGGGCAGTCTCAGCTTGTTCTTTTGTCCAGACAGTGTATTGCCTAATATCACGACCAGTAGCACCATAACCGATAGTCCAAGGGTCGCCACCAGTACCGGGGTCAGGATAAGCACAGCAATCGCCGTTAGGAAGGCGTCGAGCATAGCCTTCAAAGGGCTTGATGAGTACGTTGATGGCAAGCTCAATCGCTTCATTCACTTGTACTTCTCTATGCTGCGGCCAACAAACCAAAACGTGAGAATCATGGTGAAGAGTCCAAAGTCATCTTCATCCCAACACTTGACAATTACTTCATGCCACGGCGCATTGCTTTGAAACGCAAGAACAAGCGAAGCCGCCTTGACGGCAGCGTACATGCCAAATATCGCCCAGGTGATTCCAGGGCGTACCAAGGCAGAGATTCCAGCCACAAACCAACCTGCTGCTTGAGCCGTTTGACTCTGTTCTTCAAAGGCCGCTTTAATGGTGTCGAGTTGCTGAACACTGTAGTCAACATACTTTTCCTCCATCTTAAAAGTGCCGCGCATCTTCTCAAGATCGGTCTGCAATTGGAACATGTTGAGTTCGTGCTGACGTTCATTCTTCTTATCGAGGAACTTCAGCACTTCCGGTGCTAGCCTGAACAGGCCACCAAAGATCGAACCTAGTAAGCCACCTGACAGCAACTCAAACATTATTTCTTGCTCATCTTTTCACGCTCTTCAAGCAACCTGACTTTGACCTGAAGTTCGTTGATATGGTGCATAAGCTGTTCTTTCTGTATAGCCCTTTTCTCTGCTGATATAGGGCTATCAGTTGGAACACCTTCCTTCGTAATCAGCGCAGGCATTGAGCCTTCGATCTTGGTTAGGCGAGTAGAGAAATCAGCAACCTGTCCTAGCAGCCAAGCCAGTGATGCAACGATCACAGGTATAACCGCTTTAAGAACATCAGCCCAATTCATTTGTTCAGAATCTGATCAATGCGAGTGTGAGCCTTGTCGGCGGTCATATGCAGATGCTCTACCTTAGCCTTGAGTTCAGCCAGGTCTGATCTAATCGCTACATATGCACCAAACGCTCCAGCAGCAGCACCAATCAGGGCTTGTATGACTACTGACATCGACACTTCCATTTAGGACATCCCTTCGCCTGGTGTGATGTACAGGTTGTGCGTACCCGTATCCACGATGGCAGCAAAGTAAACCGGATTAGTTCCATTGGCTTGGCCGTTGGTAATTACAATTCTACTGTTAGGAGGAACAACAAATCCATACTGACCAGTACCAGACGTTGGTATTACCGCCGTAGTTCCGCTACTTGCACCTGTCTTTACAAAGATTTCATGGTTTCCATCGTTGTAAAGCGCAAACTGGTTAGCAGGCGTATCAGCGTAAACCGCAACATTCGCAGATGTTGTCGTTACGCTTAAAAGGTAAGTCTTGCCAGTAGCAAGAAACGCAATATTATTTGCCACCTTTGTTCCCCCATTGCTGCGCTGCAGTCATGGTGCCATAGCAGGGAGCACCGTTGGTGAACTTAGGCTGGAAGTTAGGGTTTACTTGCTTGGCCGTGCCTTGGCTAGGCTTTAGCACCACCTGTTTGCTCACCACTTTCGTCATCGTCATCATGCTTTGTTTCCTTCATTAAGGATGGTAAAAACACTGTGATGGCAAAGATAAGCAATGCGGCGATCCGCTCATAACTCGGCCCCCACATTGTCCAGCAAGCTAAGGCAAAAGTCATCGACAACGCCAAGATTGTCAACACCCTCGCCACCACTAACTTCAAACTAATACGCACTACCTTCAACAGAAGATTAGAATCCATGTTCAGCCTCATGGGGTTAATTAAGGTTATCTAGTCTACCTTAACTATCTTCATCTTCGTCTTCATCCATGAAACCTCTTCCCCAGTCAGCATCACTAGCTTTCAGGCGAATGGCTTCTAACTTCAATGCTCGGTCAATAATCTT